CGGAGACACTTTCTTAGGTGGTGAAGACTTTGACCAACGCATTATGGATTTCTTAATTGATGAGTTTAAGAAAGAATCCGGAGTTGATTTAAGTAAAGACGTATTAGCATTACAACGTCTTAAAGAAGCCAGTGAAAAGGCCAAGATTGAACTATCAAGTTCAGCACAAACAGATGTTAACTTACCTTACATCACGGCCGATGCAAATGGTCCTAAACATATGAACGTTAAACTATCACGTTCTAAGTTAGAACAATTAGTTGACGAGTTAATCCAGCGTAGTTTGGCTCCATGTCGTCAGGCTATGACAGATGCTAAAGTATCCGCAAGTGATATTGACGAAGTTATCTTAGTTGGTGGTATGACACGTATGCCTAAGGTGCAAGAAGTTGTTGAACAATTATTCGGCAAAGCACCACGTAAAGATGTTAACCCAGATGAAGCAGTTGCCGCAGGTGCCGCAATTCAAGGTGATGTACTAAGCGGTGGACGTAGTGACGTATTGTTACTTGATGTTACACCATTGAGTTTAGGTATTGAAACAGTTGGTGGTGTATTCACTAAGTTGATTACTAAGAATACAACTATCCCAACTAAGCATAGTCAAACTTTCAGTACTGCGGATGATAATCAACCAGCAGTTACAATTAAGGTTGGTCAAGGTGAGCGTGAACTATTCCAGTATAACAAAGTATTGGGCGAGTTTAGTTTAGGTGATATTCCACCAGCACCACGTGGTCAACCACAGATTGAAGTTACATTAGATATTGATGCTAACGGTATTCTCAAAGTGTCCGCAAAAGACAAGGGTACTGGTAAAGAGAACAAAATTACTATCAAGGCTAATTCAGGATTAAGTGAATCTGAAATTGAACAAATGGTTAAAGACGGCGAACTAAATGCTGAAGCCGATAAGAAACACGTTGAATTAGTACAAGCACGTAATAGTGCTGAAGGTACATTGTTTGGCTTTAAGAAAGACTTTGAGGCTTATAAGGATAAGGTTACTGAAGAGGAACGCAACACAGCAGACGAGGCTATCAAGGCTGTTGAAACTGCTATGGAAGGCGATGATCCTAAGGCTATCCAAGATAGTATTCCTAAGTTATACGAGGCTATCGGCCCAATTACTAAGTTTAAGTTTGAGGAAGAAGAAGCCAAGAAGAAGGCTGAAGAAGCGGCAAATCCAACAGCCGCAACAGAAGAAACTGCAAAACCTGCTGATGATACAACAGTAGTTGATGCAGAGGTAAAAGAATCTAAATAAGATTCTATAAAAATAGCGGGCGCTTTCGAGGCCCGCTAGTCATAAACTTGCTTATTAAGGAGAACTAAAATGACACAACCAAGAGAAACTTTAACGTTAAGAGCGTTAGATATTCCAAGTATGCACAAATTTGGAATAGGATTTGATAATGTGTTTGACGAACTATTACGTATGTCGGCACAACAAAATAGTGCAAATTATCCACCACACAATGTAATCAAGACCGGTGACGAGAGTGTATTAATTCAAGTTGCCGTCGCTGGTTTTACTGAAGGTGAGATTGATATTAGTGTTTATGATAACATTTTAAGTATCAAGGGTAGTAAAGTGCGTGTAGAAGATGCTAGTTGGGAATATCATCACCGCGGTATCAGTATGCGGGACTTTAGTAGGGAATTTACATTAGCAGACTATGTTGAAGTACAAGATGCTAGTGTTACTAATGGGATATTAAATGTATACCTAGAAAGAAAATTACCCGAATCAAAGAAGCCCAAGAGCATTGCAATAAACTACAATAAATAGTATAATACGTGTATAGTAAATACTTATAATACTATAAAGATAGGGAAACAAATGCCATCAACAAACATAGATACAAAAATAAAAATTAAACCTAATTTAGCTATTCAAGAACCTCCGATGTTCAAGGTTATCTATTTAAATGATGAATTGACCTCAATGGATTTTGTAGTTCGTAGTTTAGTGGATCATTTCAATTATACTAATGATACTGCAACAAATATCACAATGGGTATACATGAGCAGGGCAGTGCAGTAGTAGCGGTATTACCCTATGAAATTGCAGAGCAAAAGGGAATTGAAGTAACACTTGACGCAAGACAAGAGGGATTTCCACTACAAGTTAAAATAGAGAGTGAAGCCTAAACTTCAATATTAATTCTTTTGGGATAATAAGGAATCTTATTATAACAAGGGTTGTTAAAATAGTTGACACTGTTAACTCTGGTGTCAACTATTTTTTTATGTGTTCCAAATACCCAAGTAGTAACCTTACTTTCGGTATCGCTATCTAAGGCATAATCTAAGTGTATTTCGTCAGGGTCTATATCAGGTTTCTCACCAAAATACAACCCCAATGTAGGAATACTATTAGAAATTATCACAATTTGTCTTACATCATTATGAAGTTGTAATTTTTCTATAGTCTTCTGTAGATATGCTAGGTCATCATATCTATTCATTTTTAAGTTTAACGTTTCTTCTTCTGTATTTGCAATATTGCCGTACCAACCATTTACGCCTACCAATGCTACACCTTCAACTACAACCACATTGTTATGTAGATAGACTGCGTTTTTTATGCTGACAAATAGTTTTGATATTTCATCTATCACACGGTCTCTATCTTCTATTTGTGTATTTTCAATATTTCCGTCTATATAGAAAACACCCTGGTATAGTTTACTAAGATGTTTACTGTTTTATAAAGTACAGTTAAATCACTAGATATATTACCTGCTAATACACAATAAAGGCTTGTGGGTTTACCCTCCCAATCAAAGTTATCATTCTCTGATAGGTTTAGGTCACTGATTACATCAAAGCCAAAAATCATAATAAAATAGGGCCGTAGCCCTATTTAAAGTTAGTTATAGGATAAACAATTATGCTTTAGGAGCACGTGGTTTACGTGCTTTTTTAACTAAAGCAACTGCGTCCTTAGCATCGACCTTGCCATCTTCATTAACATCCAATGCTTTTTTAACACGGGCTGTAGTCTTTTTAGCAACTTCTTTAACTTCGGCTACTTCAGCTTTAACTTCTTCTTCAACCTTAGCAATTGCTACTTCGGCTTTTTTCTCGATTTCCTTAACTTCTTCTACGATTTCTTGCACTACTTCTGGTTTTTTACGGCTTAACACCAAATAACCAACTACTACAATAAATACGATTCCAATAAATAATTCCATATTAAGTTCTCCTTGTAATATTATTTATTAGTTTTGCCAATACTGGGATATTTTTATAAATACATATATGAAACTCATTAACTACTCCTTAGCAGAAATAATGGATTCTCCTCTTCCCCCTATTTATATACAAAGAAGACTACCCTACAGACCGTCAAAATCTGATGTAAGGCACGTATATGAACAACTAAATTGTTTGATTTTTGACAATAAACTACATATGCCAAAGTTAGTTTTAGCATCACATTGTAAGAAATACTGGGGAATGTGTATAGCGGAAACGGATATAAACTATACAGGGAGTTATTGTACTATTAAATTAATGGATAAATGGTTCTGCCCACAATGGATGGTAACTACATTAGCACATGAAATGTGTCATCAATATCAATGGGATGTGGATGGTCCAAAACGTTCTAAAAAAGGTAAAGATTTCATTCTCAGTCACGGGCCCAGTTTCTTTATATTCAGAGACAAATTAGCCAAACACGGGATTTCACTTAAAACTAGTCATGGACAAAGACGCTGGTTTAAACATCAAGATTTGTTCAAGTGCTAAATTGTGATAAATACATATTATGCGTGATTTATTAACAATACTTGAAAACTTAGAAGAGGCTGCGAAGAAGGATCCCAATGCACCTTCAACTCAATTTGCTAAAGGCATAACAGCTAAAGAACTTAATGGGGGAAAAGGAACAGAACGCTGGGATATGTTCTTTTATAAGATAAAAAACAACCAACCGTTTATGGATAATATAACCGGACAACCCGTTTATATTGATCCGGGTGAATATAATAAATTTATGAAACTTAAAAAAGCCGGCACGATAGCAGGTGAAAAGTCTCAAAAAATTATAACTGCTGATGGTCAGGAAATACTGTTATCTTCATTAGCAAAGAATGAAGATTTCGGTGGTAGTGTTAAAGAGTCAGTATTACTTAAACCCAGTTTGATTAAGATTACAGATAAAGATATTGGTGCAGCCGACCTTTATGAAACTATTGCAAATAATCAAGTACTACAAAGTACAGAATACGGTAAAGTTGCTATTCAACTAGCACAATATATTGTATCCGGAGAACATTGCCAACTACCACCTGAATACTTAACAAAAGAAAAAGAAAAAGAGCGCACGGCCATTGTAGACTATGCCGGAGAGTACCTAGGTGTATTGGCATTACTTTATAATCGTAGTCGTTTTCCAAAAAAAGAACAATTTATTAAATGGTTAGGGGCTACTATAGGGGAGTTAACTCTTAACTTTCCAAGTGCAGCAAACAATAACATTGCTGATAGTTATGCAATTATTAGTAACCCCAATACATCACATAGTGTGAACATTTCAAGTAAAGGTACCGGTGGAGGTGCTGCACCTGCTATCTCTGGATTAAAAATTGATGATAATGTTAAGCGTAATCCCAAACTAAAGAATGCAGTTAAACTCATTGAGTTATGTCAAGCAGGCAAAGATACTACAGGGCCAAGTACAATCGTACAAGCATTTACTATTATGGATTTCTTATTCAACATAGATCCAAAGAGTGTACCCAAGGAATGGCATAAGTTTTTACCATTTGCAAGTAAATCACCTAAATTAATGCAACAATGTATTAACAGTATTAATAGCGGTAAAGATAAAAAAGGTAGTGATACTGCAATAAGATTAGGTAAAATATATCAATCAATCATTAGTGATATTAAGAGTGACATTGCCACCGATGGTGGTAAAATGGTTTATAAAATTAAGAAAACTATTGCACACCAAGTTAACAGTAAAGAAGCGATTCCAGAATTTGCAGATACAATTTTACAAGTATTAAATATGAACTTTGTCCAACAATACACGGACTATAATCCTAACGGTGAATTAACTTTCGCTACACAATGGCCGGCAACTCTTGAAGGTGTTGTGACTATGGAAAATAAAAGTAGTGCAGTTGAACCAAGTAGTGCAGGTTTTAGTTTCAAGTTAGGTCGTAGTGCAAATGATTACGAAGACATAGGTCCTAATGGTGAAACATCATCTGATGATAATACACCTGAGTTTACTGAACCAGAAGCACAACAAACTGCCGAACCAAAAAAGGTTAATAAACTATCTAGCCGTGTAGAAAAAACGGGCAATGTGGGTAGAAGCGAAAGAGGCATAGTCAAGAAAAGAACTTGACAACTAAGTAACTTTCTGTTAGAATAGTTTTTATTTTATAGGAAGTTATATGGCACTAGTACCAATCGTTATTGAACAAACCGCAAAAGGTGAACGTAGTTACGACATTTACAGTCGTTTGATGCGTGACCGTGTTATCTTACTTGAGGGTGAGGTTCATGACCAAATGGCAAATCTTATTGTTGCCCAATTACTGTTCTTAGAAAGTGAAGACAGTAACAAAGATATTTCACTTTACATTAATAGTCCAGGCGGTAGTGTAACTGCTGGTATGGCTATCTATGATGCAATGCAATTCATTGGGCCTGATGTGCATACTATCGTTATGGGTCAAGCATGTAGCATGGGCAGTTTACTTGCACAAGCAGGTAGTCCTGGCAAGCGTTTTATATTGCCCAATGCACGACATATGATTCATCAGCCTAGTGGTGGCGCACGTGGTCAAGCAACAGATATGTTAATTCAAGTTAACGAGATATTAGAGATGAAACGCAATCTAACTAATATCTATGTCAAGCATAATAGTGCTGGTAAATCATTTGAACAACTTGCAACAGATATGGAACGTGATAATTTTATGAGTGCTGACCAAGCAGTATCTTATGGATTAACAGATAAAGTGTTAGAAAAACGTATTACAAATAGTGTTGCATAATAACAACACTTAAACTGTTGACAATATCTCCTTTTGGTACTATAATAAGATATCAAAGGGAGATGTTATGAAATTATTTCAAGAAACAACTAAATGGGACGTTGATTGTAACAACCATGCTTATTACTTGAGTGATGACAAAACAAAAATGTATGCGTATGTACCTTTCGGTGCAAAGGAAGTTCGCACACTAAAAAACTTTATTCGTATTGACACACGTGGTCGTACATTCAAAGAAGTCCCGAATACATATGGTTGGTTCCATGATAGTGAACTAAATAATGTTTCAAAGTCATGGAAAGTTAAAGGCAGTAAAGGTGATGAGTATACTATTACTGAAGAAGAACATGGGTATAGTTGCACTTGCTCTGGGTTTAAGTTTAGGGCACAATGTAAACATATCAGTAATATAAAATGATTGAGGTAATTAGAACATTTACAGGCAGTCCTAGACCCGAAGGAAGATTACGGGTTTTAGTTCAGTATATGTATCGTTGCAAGAAATGCGGAACTATAAAACCAACAAAAAAAGAAATTAAAGAACACGGATGTAAAAATGAAAATAGCACTATGTAGTGACCTACACTTAGAGTTTGAAGATATCAACCTTAAGAATGAAGAAGGTGCAGAAGTCCTTATCTTATCAGGCGATATTATGATTGCTGAAGATTTACATAGTCATCCTGAAACTAGTTATGGCATGTACAGTAGTGTTAATTTAGCCGATTTAGGTCGTAGACAATTAATGGCATTACGATTCCGTGACTTTCTTAGTCGTTGCAGTTTTCAATTCCCTCATGTAATTTACATTGCGGGTAATCACGAATTCTATCATGGTCGTTGGAAGGCTAGTTTGGACCATCTACGTGAAGAATGTAACAAGTTCTCCAATGTTTACTTTTTAGAAAATGATGTTAAGGTTATCAATGATATAACATTCATTGGTGCTACATTGTGGACTGATTGTAATAAAGGTGATCCATTAACACTACATGCATTAACCGATATGATGAATGATTATCGTGTTATCCGCAATGATGAGGCAGGGTTCACTAAGTTGCGCCCAGCACATTCAATGCATCGTCACCAACAAACAATGTCATATCTGAAGGCAGTGCTGCCTGATATGAAGGACAGTAAGGTCGTGTTTGTTGGCCATCATACACCAAGTTATCAATCGGTCCATGAAAAATACAAGGGCCAATACTTGATGAACGGTGGGTATCACAGTGAGTTGAGCGAATTCATTCTGGATCATCCTGAAATTGTATTATGGACTCATGGTCATACACATGAACCATTTGACTATATGATTGGTGAAACACGTATTGTATGTAATCCTCGTGGTTATATTGGCCATGACGAACATGCGGACTCTTTTGAGTTAAAGTATTTGGACATTTAAGTGAAACAAGGTGTCCAATATGTATTGCATAAACGCAAGATTTATCGTATAATCTTTGTACGTTGTGAGAACAACGAAATTTTTAAGGAAAATAAAATGAACGTGACTAAATCACAAGCCCTAATCGAG